ATTGGTTGAAGATCGGCTTCTTTAAGAATCATATCTTTATGATGGTCGATAAACCTTGCGGCTACTCTTTTATCGAGTAGTCCAGATAGTTCGGAAGGCAACTCTTCGTCGTTTAATATATTAAGAAGATATTGCCTTTCCGCATCATAGATATATTGAAGAACATTGTCATATTCTGGCGTCACGTTAAAATGTGTCGTGAAGCGAATTAGTTCTTTTATAGAATCCATGATTATTTAACCTATATTATTTTTTGAATGTTGCTTTAACTACTTTAGACTCGTTAGTAAGAGCTACTGCATAGTGTTTATTAGCTACGATATTAGTAACGCCTTCCAATTCTTTGTAAGCTGTAACTAATTGAATATCGCGTTTTAATACGACTGTAACTGCTGGAAGTGCTGGAGTACCGTCTTCGATTTCTGGAGTTAAGCATACGATGAAGTTATCGATAGTAGCACCAGTATCGTTAATACGACGAGATACGACTACACGACAGCCAGCTACCATACCGATTTCACCAGTTACCATTACGTCGTTACCGTATTTATTGCGATCGATGAAGTCTGGATCTAAACGAAGAGTCGTTACTTGAGAAGGAGCGACGAAAAGAACCTTTTCAGTGTTGCCTTCTTCAGCTAATTTATCGACTGCATTTACTACGCCTTTATAAGAGATAGGTTTAGCGTCTGTAGAAGTTAATGTAGCTGTACCGAGAGCTGTCAATACGTCTTGATCCAATTTGTCGGCGATAGACATTACGATTTGATGAGTAGCTTCGCCTACAGGATCGCCATAACCGGAAAGAACTGCTTCGTCAGAAAGTGCGATAGCTTTAACTGCTTTTTTAACTGCCGCTTTTTTAGTAGATGCTGTCATAACAGATGCTGTAGCAGAAACTGCTTCGCCTACTTCTTCAGCTGCGCCAGTGTAGTTCCAGGATGGGATAGTAATTTCGGAACCAGGTACGCCTACGAGAGTCGTGTCGATTTTTGCGAACGGAGTAAATTTAAGTGCTTTAGGCAAGCCAGCAGATACCATATCTGCCATAACTTGAGGGTTAATAACATTTGCTAGTTTTGTTTCGTTAGCCATTGTAAGATGTTCTCCTTATTAATGAGATAATTCGTTATAAAGGTCTGGATCTTGCTCTTGAAGAGCTACACGATCCTTGTAAGATAACTTATTAAATTGTTCTTTAGTTAAACCGTTGTCGGTTTTAGGTGTTGCTTCCCCTGGAATAACGCCTTTAATAGAATCTTGTTTAAATAAATAAGGATCGGATTCTTTTAAAGATTTAATTTGTTCTTGAATACCGGTGATAGTTTCGTTATCGTAAGTGATCTTAGAGCGGTCTAATAAGCCTGTTAATATTGTTGTATTCATGGCGCCGGCTTCTAATACTTCTCTTGCGATTGCCGTATCGATTTTCATAGTCTTGATACTTTCGAGATAATCGCTTTCTCTTCGTTGTGCGGCGTCTTGAAGATCTTTAATTTGTTGTTGTAATGCTTCGTTCGCTTCGTTAGCTTTAGATAACGTGTTAATATCGTTTGTTAAGTTTTCAATTTCTTGTTTAGCTTGCTTATATGCATCGTTTTTTTCGTTGAATTGTGATTTAGATACATAGTTTTTACCGTAGTCTTCGATGATTGCTGTTACTTGATCTTCGGTAAGGTTAAGTGCTAATAGTTGTTCTTTAGTCATAGGGGAAAAGCTCCTTAAATTAATACGTTTCGTTTTATTCTCGTGAGTAACATCTCACATTTGATTAATTGTTATTGTTTGTTCTTTATCGTCTTCAAACAAGAAAAAGACAATATAATAAGAGTGGCGCCGGTTATTTAAGATAATCGGACTTCCACTCTTCATAAGTCATATCGGGTATGTACTTTGTCTTCTGATCTGGTCGTGATGCTCGTGAGTTAAGCGGTACATTCGGTATCATCGTCGAACGACAATACGGATGAAACGGAGGCGCCGTTATTCCGGGTTTAAAGTCGGATAACGGTACGACGTGTTTATCGAGTCGCCTGCATATAGACGATGTATGCGTATCGAGCGTCGCTAAGATCTGATATTCTTTTACGTTTAACTCCTTAAAGGAATCGTGTAACGCTAATTCTTGAACGTATGCCGTTTCCGTTTCGACTAAGCGTCGTACATTAGATATTTGTGTATTAAACGATTGCGATATACGTTCTGTCGTGCGTTCCGATGATTCTTGTGCTATAAAGGAACGTGTTATCTCTTGACGTAGCTTATTAATAAGGACGTCTTTTTGTTGCCATATACGATCGGAGAAATTACTTTCACTCCAGGGTTGTCGTATAGTAGCTAATATCTGTTTTTTAGGTACTTGTCTAAAAGTTTGATACTTACCTAATAATGATTGTGTTATATATGCTGATTGATAATAATTAGATTCATATTGTTTAGAAAGGAAATCTGTTAAATGAGCATTAGTGTCGGCGGCCATCTCTTCGGCAAATTGTTGCGTATGTATCCAAAGTGCTTCGATACGAGAGAGTCGTGACCTTAACGATGCATTTTCGAGCAGCTTAATTTGTTTAGGTGATAAATCTTTTTGTTGTGCCAGCTTTATATATTGTTTTAACGTTAATTTAAACGCCTTTAATTCTCTTGCCGTTAATTGCTTTTTGGCTTCTTGTAGTGTTATGCCGTTAGTATTTGCATATTTCTGATAGAACGACTGTATCTGTGATACTTGTTTTTCGAGAGCATACTCGGTTATCGACGTAAGATCGTTAAATTGCTTTTGCGCATCGAGTAAGCCATCTTCTTTTTGTCGGATAAAACGATCTTCCCAATACATAGTTAGTTACCTTCGTATGTATAATCTTGATTAAGCACTTCTTGTCGTTCCTTTTTAATTTGTTCGAGCTCCTCGTCGACGTTAAGTGTAAACGGATGATTAGCGACTAACGTTCTTTCGGAGAGGATGCCGACAGAATTCTTAATAGCTTCGATAGTATCTGTTTGATTGATAGGTAAATCTCTATTGAATATAAATTTAATAGAATCTATTAAAGGTAAATTATTAAGGGATCGATAAGCATTAATAAACTCTACGAGATTATGTAACGAAGCCTGGAATTCGGCTTCCATTTCGTTAGCATCTAAATCGATATCGGAATACATCGAGTTAATATTCATCTGATTAGGGTTATTACGCATACGATCGTCTTTAGCATCGAAGCCTCGACCATTCGTGATGATTGCACGTTCTAATTCTTTAATAATCGTCGTGTAGTTAGTCGCATCGACATTAACGTTTAATGCTTCGACGTCGCCTTGTACTTCCGGAGTCGAAGAGATTTTAATAACGCCGTGTTTAGCTAAGTTATGTCGGAACTCTTCGAGGTTAGTGCCGTCGTACCCTTTAAGTACAAGAATCGTATTATGTACGTCTTGAGACATTACGTTAGCGAAGTTAGATAACATTTGATTAAGGGCATCTTGAAGTGTCTTAATGCGGTCGATTAAGAATGTCTCGTCTGAATTAGGCTTAAACCAGATCAACGGAACTGATTTCCAGTTATACGAGATATCATTCTTTTGAATGTATGACGTATTGTATTTAGTTGTATCGGGGAATATAGAGCCGTTAGTGTACGTGTAATAATGTACGCCTTCGGGTAAGTAGTATTCGACGTGTGTTTCGGTCGTCGTTAGACTGGTGTTTTGATATACTTCGACGTCGTAGAAATAAATAAAAGCATCGAGTTGTTTATGCTCGTCGTCATGCCAGAACGGGATAACATTTTCCGGCTTAAAACGCTTAAAGGAAAGAGCGCCTTTATCGTTGATATATGGATGTAGATAACCGATCGAGCATTGATATACGTCTTTACCTAACTCTTTAAGTAGATTCTGGAAGCTTGGATTAAAGTATTCGGTTAAATCGATATCTTGTTGTGTTTGAGTATCGATCGGTTTAGATAGTAGATAATTTGTTTTCTGATCGACTAAGTCGTCGAATAAGTTATTAATGATCTTATTATTCGGGATAATACCAGAAGCGTCTTCCATCTTATTCTTCTGTGTGTAGATAAGATGCTTAGGTTCGTTCTGCCTCCCGAGATAATAGTTACGGGAAAGGATCATTTTGCGTCGTTTAGAGGAGAATAGGAACTTTTCGAGTTCGGCTTTAACGAATTCTTGTTCCGATACGCCTCGATTCTGGCGTATAATGTCGATCCATTGTTCAGTAGTATTCATTGGATATCCTTTAGTTAATCGAATGAGAATATAGGAGTTTGTGTATTAATCTTTTCGGCGACGCCTGTAAGTGCATCGGGAGCATCGTCGTGTAGGTTTTTACCCTCACGTTGATAAGAAGTGATTGCTTTATAGAAATCTGGATATTTGTTATGCCAGTTGTACGGGAAGTATATATGTTCCATTACCCAGGTAGCATTAGATAGTATTCTAGATTGTTTATTCTTAGACTGATGGAATGGTCTTATTACTGTATGGTTAGTGTTATAAGTATCTGTTAAATAATGAGATATTTGTCGAGAGAACCCTCGGCCGCCGTTATTCGATTCGATGTACGCTTCGTTAACCTTATAATCGAACAAATGTTTTGCTACTAAGGGCTCCGTTACTTCCATCGGATCGTTGGTATAAATCACGTCGAGGATATAGGCTTCTTTCTGATAGATACCATATATGATCGAACATAAAAAATCGGTACCCGTATCGGCTGTATCCGTGTAAGACTGTATCTTCTCGAATTGAGGAGGTTTATCGTAAGTCTTAAACGATGAGTAAAGCTGTCCTTTAAGGTCGATTGGCTCTTGCTGATAGTTGGCATAGAATATATCGGGAGATATTAGCTTCTTTTTCTCTTCGTATGACTCACGGGAGAGAACCTCGTCACATAACATAGTGCCGTCGTCTTGAAGTGCTTTAAGTGATACGACTTCAGCATCGTCTTTGAAGTGATTAATAATACGACCAGCTAAATCGTCGGACGCCCAGCGTGTCATAATAATAATGATTTTGCCGCCTTCTTCGAGTCGAGATAACATCGTATTCGTGAACCATTCGAAGTGAGCTTGTTTCGTAAGTTGGTTATTTGCCTCTAGGGCATTCTTAATAACGTCGTCGATGATCATTAAGGAACACCCGAAACCGGTAGCCGTACCCGAAGGAGATGTAGCTAAGTAAGACGAATATTGTCCTTCGAGGCTCCACATATTCATGGCCGCATCACCTTGTTTAATCTTGATGTCGGGAAATACATCGGAGTATACCGGGATATAAGGATCGGCTTTATTGGTTTGAATTGCATTACGAACCGATTTAGCAAATTGTGTCGATAAGGTTTCATTATAGGATCCCGTCATTATCTTTTGTGTCGGATCTTTACCGAGATACCATTCGACAAATTTAGTAGCTGTTCTAGATTTACCAGATCGTGGTGGCATTGATACTACTAATACTTTCTTAGAGGAATGTGTTACGAAGTTCTGTAGAATACCTGTTAAGTGAATAAGATATTGGCGCGATCTTTTATAGAAGTCGGGAGCCATTAATTCGCAATAATCGAAGAAGTCACGTCTAGCTAATTCTAGTTTAGCTTCGTACTGAATTCGTCGTTTTAACTCTGGCGTCATTCTCATTTGCATTACTTTAGAAATTCGTCTCACCTCCTTTTAGTGTTCGTATGCGTTCGTAAATGTTAAAAATCACATAGGGAATATTAATCGGGTTCATTCTCAATTAGAGATCGAAGCTCTTCTGTCGTTAAGGATTGGACCGGATTATTAATTGTCGTGTCCATCTTGATGCGTTGTTCATAAGCAGCATCCATCTTATTTAAGATGTCGAGTGCTTTAAGACGATCGGTAGCTTTCATTTCTTGGTCGTATATCCATTGTGTGAGGAGGTTACGACGCTCTTCTATCGTCGCTACTCGTTGTTCGGTGGATTGTTGAAATCGTCGCTCTAATTCAGTGATATAAGCCCTTATTGCGGGCTTTCCTAAGTTTTCCACAGCCATGTTACCAGCCGCTTTCTCATGTCGACATGCATAACCCGCTTGTCTCATAGCTTCAGAGCCGTTATGACCATTAGAAACGTATTCTTCGCAAAACCTGGCTTGTTTAGGAGTGAGTGTATACCCATCCACAACGATTCTTCCACGGGAGTCTTGCGTTATAGCGATGAGTCTCACCTCTTTCGTTGTATATATTAATTCGAATGTATGTTCTGTTTTAAGGATAAAAAAAGTGCCCTCTTGTTAGGAGGGTATCTTTTTTCTTAGTAGTAAATTTTAAAAGAAAG